ATGCCCCAGGCTCAAGCACCTCAAGCCCAGTATTCGGCGCAGCAGACCTACTCTCCCCAAGCTTCAACCCAGGCTTTGATGCAACAGGCACTGCAACAGCAAGTGGCCGCACCGGCTCCGGCTCTGGCAGAAAGTCAGGCTCCGGCACGGGACGCGTATCTAAGTCAAATCAGCGACGAAAGTCTTGAAGTTCTTGAGCACTTCGGTGCTGAAGCTCCCAACCTTCTGAACACCTATGCATGTGCCGTTGAGGATGCCCTCATTGAGCAAGTGCAGCGTGGTCAGCATCAGTCTTTGGTGCTTGAAGCAGCTGGTGAAGAGCGTGCAGCAATGAACCTGATGCTTACCGACCCTGATGTGTTGGCTGATTATGTCAACGACTTCTTCGGTATGGAAGGTCCTTATCCAACGCTGACCGAAAGCGAAGCAGCTGAACTTGCACAGATGCAAGCACGTGAACAGTTCGAAGCTGAAATCATTGCTCAAGAGCAAGGTCAGGTTCCACAGAACTTCCAACGTCCTGTTCAAGAGATGCCAACACCAGGTCGTCAGGCAAACCCCGCCAATGACTTCTGGGGTGGCTTCGGAGACATGATGGATACTAATCCTGAAGATGCATGGAAAGTCCTGGCACAGGCTCCTCCAGCTGCCTTCCAGCAGAAGATGATGATCCAAGACCTCTGATAAAAACCGTGAGGGGGTACATAACGTATCCCCTTACAATGTATATATGAGAATCAATTAAACAATGGCTAATCCTTATACTATTGCAGAGCAGATGCTTCCACAGTCCAGCGCAATGCGTGGACTTGAAGGTATGAATCGGACGTCAGCACCTCCAGGACCAAATGCATTTGACCAAGGGGGTTCGTCGAAGCCTAGTGTTAATAGCCAGCCATACAATAATGAGCGTCTGGCAATGCAGAACATGGGTCAAAACCAAGGCTCAATGATTCCCCAGGCTGAAGCAAACGCAGTACAAGGTGTACGCAAGCAACAGCTTGTAGCTGATAACCAAGAATTTAAAGCAGAATCCTTTGCTAACGAGCGTAAAGCTGAAGTAATGGAAGTCCTCGGTTCACCCGCTACTCAGTACATGTCACAGATGGGTGATATTGAAGGTGAAGCAGTTCGCAACAGCATCGCTACTGGTAAAGCAATGGCGGTGGGCATGAACCCTGACTTGGCGCAAAACCAGATGGGAATGTAAATCTATTACAATCGGTATAGGTTGCTAATACTTATACCGTGCGTTTAGCTGGACAAGAAACACAACAAGACCCTGAAGTATTCCAGACTATCTGGAAGCATCTGAAGACTGATGGCGTGCCAGACCAGGCAGCTAATCAGATGACAGCAGAGATGCTTACTCACGGCGAAGACTTTGAAAGTAGTGTTGAAAAATATCAAGAAGCAGAATCAATCTATAAAGAGAAAGGATTTAACGAGCATGCAGCTCAAGCAATGGCTGTGGAGTCTATGGAAGATGGAGAGCAACCTAAAAAGTCACTTAGGTATGCAAGATTACACGGTTAAGTGTTGACGAAGCTAGAATAATAGGCTAGAGTTAAGTATACCCAAAAAAGAATATATGTCAGTAAAACTTTCAGGAGATTCAGTACGTTCTTATCTGCGGGACATCGGACGTATTCCACTTCTAGAGCATGACGAAGAAATCCTTTTAGGACGTCAAGTGCAGCGTATGATGGTACTAAAGGAGATGAGAAAAGAGCTTGAGCTAGATGAAGAAGGTTTAGCTGATGCTATGGACATCACTCACAAGCAAATTAAAAAAGAGATGCGCGATGGCGAACGAGCAAAAGACAAGATGGTTACCGCTAATCTTCGTCTTGTTGTCTCTGTCGCAAAGAAATATACCAAGCGTAATATGGAGCTCTTGGACATCATCCAAGAAGGAACAATCGGACTCGTCCGTGGTGTGGAGAAGTTCGATCCTGGTCGTGGCTATAAGTTCTCTACTTATGCATATTGGTGGATTCGACAAGGCATTACAAGGGCGATTGCGGAAAAGAGCAGAGCAATCCGTTTACCAATCCACATTACTGAGAACCTCAACAAACTTAAAAAAGCCCAGCGTGAACTAAGTCAGATGAACGGACAAATGCCAAATGTATTTGACCTTGCTGCATACTTAGACCTGACTGTAGATGAAATTAAAGATTTAATGTGTAAGGCACGTCAGCCTACATCACTAGAAATCAAGATTGGAGAGAACAGGGATACTGCTCTAATCGACCTGCTTGAGGATGAATCACAGCTACCTGAGCTTATACTTGAGCGCCAATATATTAAAGAAGATATCCGTGAATTGATTTCAGAGCTACCTGAGATGCAAGCTGCTGTTGTGGCTATGCGTTATGGAATTGGTGATGAGATGCTTGAACCAATGTCAATGACAGCTATTGGTCAAGTGCTTAACATGAGCCGTGACCGTGTTCGTACATTAGAGCACAAAGCACTTAGAGCATTACGTTCTAACTCTGACGAAATCAATGAGTATTTGTAAATTACAATAGAAGTAACAGATGCAATAATCTCATGAACGAGGGTGCGAAGGATGTCACACAACGCATCCTAGATAGACATATTATCTATGGTGCAAGTGACTACACAAATCCTGGATACTCATCTAGTAATAAGTCTCTGAATTATGCAGAGGGAGGGTCCATCAATAGTCCACAAAAGGACCGTGTGACTATCATTCCTTTTGAGATTAACTACAAAGACACAGTAGGACTATTCGGTAAAGAGAATCACTTCATACGTGTTGATGTAGCAATCAACCAAGATTATGCTTTTGCATGCTTTGAAGAGCCAGGATGGGAATGTGCTCAAATTACAGATGCAGACTTATCAGTAATCAATACATACTTCCCTGCTGTGATAGATGAAAGCAAGGATTTGACTACAGTCAATACATACGACCCTGCACTAATTAGACGCTCAAGTCTTGGCGGTAAGTCAGATGCTTACATTAGTGTGGACTTAAAGAATTTAAAGACAGGCAACAAGTATATCGATGCTTGGTTTGATGTCCGTCTCTATACAAAAGATAGGCAAGAGCATCCATACGACAAGATGTATGTACGCCTGAATGACTTCTTCTATATTGGATTCCATGCTAGGAACACAAGAAGATTGCCCTACAATGTACAGTGCGTCATAGGGCAAGAGTATTTATCAGGAGCAGAAGTAAATGCTATGCGATATAGCCTCTGTCGTTAAGCGGTTGGAATATCAATAGCAAGCGTTCCAGTTGCTGGACTATCAGTAGCAGTACCATCACCAGAAGTCACAACACAAGTCACTGTGCTTGCGTCGGTGGTACCTGTGTAAGCAACACTGAAAGTTGAACCAGTTGAGCCACCTGATGCAGCACCAGATCCACTCACAGACCAAGCATAAGTGAGGCTTGTAGCATCACCACTGACTGCCACGCTGTAGCTTTCAATTGTGGAATCAACAGGAGCAGTTACACCACTAATAGTTACAGTACCAATTGCTGTATCAGTCGGAGTAGCGTTAGGACGACTAGCTCCACCAGCAGGAGTAACAGTCATTACCTTGCCACCACTGATGATAGGGAAGACATAATGTTCAATCAACTCATATGTAGATGTGAACAATGCTCCACGGCGTACTTCATTGATACCGTAGAAGTCAAAGTTAAAAGAACCGTCGTGGTCAATACGTAGGTTAGTACCAGCATTGCTATCAAGCACAAGCTTGACAGTACCGTTTGCTGTAGTCACATCAAATACTGTGCACATGACATAGCATTTGTTAGGTCCTACTTTCCACCATTCTTTTAAGGAGTGCGTATCGCCACCACGCTTCGGACGTGTCAGAAGCATTTCAGTACCAGTGTGCTTTTTAACGTCCTTAACACCAGTAAGAACCAGACTATCAGCCATTGTGTTTAGTTATCACTTTCTTCTATTTTAGTCCATTTAAGATTACCAACGCAGTTATTTGATTTACAACCATCAATATGCTGAATACGACTGCACCCTTTAGCTTTACCTGGACTAGCAGCAGGTTTATCTAAGAAAGCGAGTGCCACTAGTTTATGAACAGTAGTAGTGATTGTGCTCTTACGTCCAATGCGTTGAGTCAGATTAACTTGAGCATATCCGTTCTTATTGATGCGTTGTTTTAAGATGCGTTCAATCACACCTTTAGTGCTTTTCACTTGCCCTTCTTCGTTTACATAGTATACGATACAGCATTCAAAGCCAGTCAGGGTATGAATAGGTTTCCAAATTTTGTCATTAATAAAATCCATACCATAAGATATTTGGGTACATATACATAAGTATAACGACATACATTACTATCTATATATGTGACCCGTCGAAGTCACTTATAAACCTTTTAGCTTACGGAGTATTAATCCATGTGGATTGATAATGATTTTCCGAAGCTTCTTGGTGCAGAACTTTACCGTCCTCATCCTGCCTACATCATTGAGATGGCAGTTGAGCCCGTGGTAGTACACGATTTCTCTAAGCAGCCTGGTCAGACCGTGCAGCTTGATCGTTACCGCTTCTGGGGTAAGCCTGGCACTAAGGAGTCCCGTGAGCGGACCGCCGACCAAACCCTTGGATCCGCATCCGCACGCAACATCGTCAAGGACAAAGTGTTGGTTACTCTCCGTGAGTACACCGGCCCTGCTGATTCCCGCGATGCAACTCAGCCTTCTACCTTCAAGGTAGCTCGCGAAACCCTGATCACTGCTCAGCGTTTGCTGCTTGATACTGGCAACCTGAACGTTTTCCACCAATCCATTGGCTCACTTACGCTGCTCGATGACTATCGTCGTTGGCGCGATCGGGTGTTTGCTAACGAACTTCTGAAAGCAGAAGCTTGTGGCAAATCTTCCAATGAGCAAGGTGGTTACTACCTTCCCGGTGGTAAAGCCAAAGATGACGGTGGCCTTGGAACTCTTGGAGTTACCTACGCAGCTGGCGAATCTGCCAAGTTTGATGTTAAAACCGACCTCCTCGAAGTCGTTAAGGACATGCGTAAGCGCAACGTCCCTACCTTCGCTGATGGTTACTACCGTTGCATCGTGGACCCCACTGCAATGATGCACCTGCGTCAGAACAGCGACTTCCGCGAAATCGCACGTTACCCAGGCACGGGCATGGTTGACCCCATGAACCCAGGTCTGGCACCTAATGCCAACTTCTATAAAGGCATGGGTCCTGCATACGGACAAGCTGGCTTTGTTGCTGGTCAACCCGTGATGCCTACCGGATTCCTCTTCGAAGGTGTCCGCTGGTTCGAGTCCACCAACCTGCCTGAAACTTCCTACAACCTGGCAATTACTGACGAATCTGCTAGTGCCGCCGATTACGGCGCTGCTCAGTTGATCTTCTTCGGTCCACAGGCTGTCGGCGTAGGTATTGGTGGTAACAACGCTCAAATCTTGTTGAACAACAACGATGATTTCTCACGATTCATCATTATGATTTGGAGCTTGTTCGCCGGTTTTGAAACCCTGAATAAGGATTTCATCACGGTTGGTTACTCTTTCGTATATTGATAGGAGTACTAACTATGTCTATTATTTTTCCCGGAAACTACGTTGCTCATTTGAACGCATATCGCGAGCAAGGCGTCGAGGCAATCCCTGGCGTTGAGTTCTTCAAAGGTATCGGTGCTCTTGTACTGAACCCTGACAACAAAGGTGTATTGGATGTTGACGGCGTTCTCGCCGCTGGCACTTATGACCTTGAGATTCTGTCTCCTGACCTTCGTCAAGATGACAAGCCTCGTAAGGACAAGCCGTTTGTTGTACCTGCTGGTTCTGTGGTGTATCGCACTGCAGTCAGCGCTCCTGGTGTGCGTGAAGAAACGCTTGCTGGAACTACGACTGTCACTGTTGCAGGTATCTCTACACCTACAGCCGTGCCTTTGGCTGCAATCCCCGAAGTTGACCCTGTAACCTCCGTGCCTAACAGCGACTACGGTTACTTTGTTGCTGAAGGTGCAGTCTCTGCTATGGAAAGCATTGTTGACGGAACAGCTATTTCTGTTTCTGCTGACACCGCTGTACAAGTCACAACTTCTGCAGACCTGATTGCTTCCCTTTCCCCTTCTGCTGGCGCTTGCCGGAAGTCACCTTCTGCCATCATGGTTGAAGTTTGCTACTACCGTCCAGCCCCTGCTCCTGATGCTGAGGATGCTCACATTCCTTATGCAACTGAAGCCGGACAAGGCTACTGATAGCTATAAATCAGTCAAACATTGGGTTCCTTCGGGAGCCCTTTTTTTGTGCCTATAATAAAAGAAGTGTACCCCAAAGATATGGCTGACCACAAATTATTTCAAGATACAAAGACAGGTAAGCTCGTAGAGTTTATTAGTAAGCATGATAAAGAATTTGCAATGGTGCGTGACGCAGCAGGCAAAGTAACGTATTTAACGCTTGACCAGTTAGTTCCTTACGAGCAAGGCAAAGGACGACTGGCGAAAGTATCAGCACCTGAACTCATTGTGCCAGAAGAACAGGCACCAGATGCAGTAGTTCCAATGGAAGATATTCGTTTAAATCTAAATGCAGCACAGGCAGAACAGATTGCAAAACGTCTGCCAGGTGTAGGTTTTGCTACTGCTAAAAAGATTGTTGAGCTCCGAATGTCTCTTAGTGGTGAGCGGTTTGCAAACCTCAAACAACTAGAGAATATTCCTCGTGTAAACTGGGACCAACTAATTGAAGAAGACCTCATCTTCATTAGTTAAACTAGATATAGTATTGCGTGAGATAAATGCTGTCACCTCAAGAAGCATTAATGATGCAGGCGGCTTACGATGAGCAAGACCGTCTGCAAGCACAAAACACTGCTGGACTATTAGGTGCTGCTGGTGGTGGATTGATGGGAGCAGCCGCAGGAAGTGTGCCTCATAACATTGGCAAACTCCTTGGAGCAAAGCCTTCCATGCGTCCAGGTTTTCGTGCCGCTGGTGGACTAACAGGAGCAATCCTTGGTGGAGCACTAGGTGCAGGCATGGCTTCAATCATGAAGTCTGAAAGCCCTGCTGCTCGACTTATGGGTAAGCTTCAGGCTGGTGGAGATATTGACGAGTATGACCGTATGCAGCTAGCAAATGAACTAGCAAGCATTTATAACAATCCTTCTAAGCTAGGTATGTGATGGAATTAGACGAGCATCTTAAATCAAAAGTTAGATATCACTTAGGAATTAACTCAGGTGCACAAATCCCTGCAGGTGATAGAGCTCGTATAGAAGAAGCAATGGCTCTAGTGCCAGATGAGCTTTGGTATAACGAGATTGTATATCACATTAAACGCTGTGATATTGCATGGCGAGCAAGTGCTGCAATCCCAGATGATTACTTTGACCCAGACGGTAGCCGTATCCTGAACCCTTCACGGCAAGAAGTGATTGCTGGTGACGTTCAACGAACAATCAATACGTCCGACCCACTAAAAGGAGATGAATACTTCCGTGAAATCTACCTTCGCGAGGTGGATAGATTGGCTGAGACTTTGTATGTGCCTAATTATCGTCGTCCTGAGGTACGTCGTTATGCGTTTGAACGTGCAGGTTCTGAATTTATTTTGGCCGTCCCTGGACCTGCAGATACCGCAGTAGGCTCACGAGTGATGCTCAACGCAGTATGGCGTTAAGTGTAGAATAGGCATAGGATATTTACTAAATAGTTATGACTCAGAAAATCACGATGGGTCGTGATAAGCGTCAAGATGCAATCGATGCAGAGAATGCTCGACGTCAAGCAGGGTCTAACCCTTTTGTACAAGGCATTGATGCTGTCATGGAAGAAGGTGTGGGAGGAGCAATCGCTCAATCTCGCAATCAATATGGCAATGTAAACATCATGCCTGCTGAAATGCTACAAGGAAGGAATAGCAACTTCAGTCAAAAGGATTCACCATCCAATGCACCACTAGAAGATTATACAAATCAAACTGGTTCAGTAGATAATTCAGTATCAGCTACTCAGATTCCAGAACAGGATCCTGAAAGCTTTGAGACTGATGCACTAGACCGACGGATGCAGATGTATGCGAAAGCAGCAGGTAATGCAGACACCAACTTGAACGCTAACAACCGAGGTATGTGATGGACAAAAGAGAATCAAATGCACGGATGCTTGACCCTGACAGGTTTAAAATTGCTAAGGATATGGCATACATGCCTGGCGGTCCAATGATGAACAACCCAATGAATGTGACAAATATGTCACCTCAAATTGGGAGTTTGGATGGCGTTAACCAATATCCATATGGCGATAGTGGTGTTGAACTAGATAGCCGTATGGGTGCAGTAGGACCGAGTGCAAACTCACTCAAGCCACAGAACCAAGTATCAGGTACAGGTTATAACGGCGCTGCTGATTACAACACACAGCAACAGCCCTCAGGAGCAGCACAAGAGCCTATGGAAGGCATGCGTCTTGGACAGGATGCAATGAGCCGTGGATTACCTGCAAACGAGTACATGGGTGTAATTGGACAGCCCACACCTTTGCCCGGTAATCCAACGATGATGCAAGGCTCACAAACAAATGCAACTCTTGGGCTTGTAGGTTTTCAAAATCTTGATGGTGTCCAACCTCCAGGCTCAACACCTACTAAAATTAGTAAAAAGAAAGGTAAAAAGTAATGGCCGCTACATCTACTAATAAGCAACCACTTCTGGTTGACCACATCTTGCACTATGCAGTTAATCTTGACACCGCTACTAACGGAGAACTAGATGTAACTGGTACCAACACTGCAGTACTGCTAGTTGATTCCACATCAGCAGATGGTGCTGTCATTGAAGATATCTATGCAATTGCACGAGGCACATCAGCTCATAAAATTAATCTATACCTGAGCAGTGCTAACGATTATCTTCGTCCTAATCAAGCAATGTATATCGGAAGCGTGACTTCTGCTACTACTAAAGGAGAAACAGTCCGCTGGGATGAAATGCCAAAGACACTTGCCCCTGTCCCACAGGTAGGCAGTGAAGCATTTAATCGTGCTTTGTATATCCCTAAAGGCAGGTCTCTTTGGGCAGCACGTGAGTCAACAGCCAACATTACCGATGCGCCAATCCTTGGTTGCCAAGGCGGCTGGTACTAATGCCGAGAAAGCAGAACGGCTTTGGTAATCCAAGGTCGCTTGCTTTTAAAGGAGTAAATACACGGACTGATATTGGCAAGAGTAAAGGAGCCGCTGGTTACTACCCAAGTGACCGGCGATTTGGTAGTAGCGTACAGCGTTCAGTTATTGAGAAATATAATTTAGATAGTAACTGGACTAAATGGCGTAAAGGCTATGAATATTACAACCAAGCTGCTTGGTACCGTTTGCAAGATGTGGACGATTTTTCTGGCGAATATAAAGACTCGCAAATCCAATCCAAACTATATCAAGGTACGCCGTACGAAGTTGATGTAGTTTTTGATGGCTATAAGTTTGCAACAAAGAATGCAGATAGCAGTAATCATTACGTGATGAAGCGTACGCCTGTTAGCTCTCCAGACTTAGGCACAATCACAGGTGTCTACAACGACGACCTTAAGTATCCAGAGTACAAGGCAAATAGAGAACTAAGAGTAAAAGGCAATCCAGGTGCAGACGCTCGTTTACTACTGCAGATGATTGGTGAACGCATTACAGATGGTGAGACTGAAGCAACACTGAACTATGTACTTAACGAGAAAGAGCACCCTGCGTTGTATATAGGTAAAACGTTTGAAGAGCCAACAGAAGTAAAAGTAAGTGTAGATACATCAACCATCTTGTTAAACCAAGAGTTTGAGAATCCGCAAGACTTGGTAGGAAAGATTGTATGGATTAAAAACTTCTTTGTAGAGAAACCTATATCGTCCTTTATAGACTTTGAGTTTATTGATGCTCCCTATTACTTTGGAGTACGCTCATTAGATAAAGTAAGCAATGTAGAGATTGAGGTTCTAGACCCTGAGAGTGAGGTTCTACCACCAACGCTATATGACATTACGTCATTGCCATCTATATTTACATCAACTGATGCTTCATATACAGTCAGCGGTCTACATATTTTTCAGAAAGAGTTATATCAAAAGTATTTTGGCAAGCAGTATTTGACAGGTGATTTGGTATCAACTGAGGTTAGCCTAGCTTCCTACAGCATCTTGCCATTCAAGATACTTGGTGTGCAAGTAGATGGTTCAAGACTAGAGTTCACATCAGTACCCTTCACATCTGAACTAAAGATGTACTCACCACCTGATGGTGATTCAACACTTGTATTTACAGATTATAGTTTCACAAAGCTAAGCATTGATGAGTATGACGGTAACTACTATCACGCACTCGGTAAGCCAGGAGACTCACCATGGATGAACTTAGATACTGATGTAGACCCATGGATGGATGAAGTCTTTACAACAGGCAATACATTGCGACCTGCTACAACATATACCTGTAGCTGTCCAAATCATTCGCATGCAATCTTGCGTGCACCACAAGAAACACAAGATGATGGAACGCGTAAAATCAACAGGCAAAGACGATATCCATTACCGACTGTGTTGGGAAAAAGTGACTTCAATGCGATTGGTACAAACTCTGCTTCTGGTTTAATAGAAAGCTGGGAAAGCAGAGAGCACAAGATGGGATTCAAAATGTGTAAGCATAGTATTGCTGCTATGTTTATTGACAAGTTAAAAGTAAAAGAGCCTAATAGCTATCCAACTGTAGATGCAAGAATAGCCTTTGAAGAAAAGCTTGTTAAAGAAATTGAAGAAGTGGCTGCAGAGTTTGGTGTTTCATACAAACGTGGAGGCATCACAACGATTGAAATCATCTTTGCATTAGCTCAAGGTCTCAACCTAGATGAAGTAGAAACCGCATATGTCATATTAAACAGTAACTTCTAAAGGATACAATAGTAGAAAGTTAAGCTGTAATTAGTGTGGATACTCCTACTTATGATGCTGAAGGCTTTCAGACTTGGAAACCTCAGCCTGGCGAATACTATAAATTAGGTCTAAAGCAGCGTGAAAGCTACGGTGGAATTGTTGCGGCAGTTAAAGATGTACTAGCTGTCACTAGTTGTGGTGTAAGCAAAGCGTATCCTCATAACTTTGCTGGCATCATTGCTGCTATTGAAGACTTAGCAGACTGTTTAAATGCTGGTAATAATATTGACATTGGACCATACCCACCGGGTTGGGAAATTATTATTAGCCCTGATGGGTCCATCGATGGTAATTGGACTGAACTTCCAGACGATGGAAATCTATGGTTTGATACTAGACAAGGTCGTCTGTTCGTATCAATCGATGGTCAGTACTGGCAGACCAACGGTGGTGACGGACTGGCATATGTAGGCGACAGTGTTCCGCAGCAGCAACCAGTCATTGGTTCTACTTGGTATGACACATACAACAACATCTTGTATGTATGGACTGATGCTGGAATATGGGAAGCAGTAAAGGGTGCTGAAGATGTAGCACAAACAACTGCTACTTTGCCCCTAGCTTTTAAAGGAAGACTGACAGCAGGTGGTGGACGTGGAGCACGGATTCTGCCTGATGATTTTCCGACATCAGACAACTTCCCATCAGTTCTACCTCCGTTAGATTTAAACGAACAGAACGTACAATCGGATTTCAACGAGTGGCTGCTGTGGGCGCTGCTGCGTGTTGGAGAAGCAACTGAATACAACACTATTAACTTCGGTCCTAATCCACCACCAGAAGAAGAGCTACAACCAGGCAGCATGTGGTATGACACCAATGCTCTTGAGCTAAGTGTCTGGTACTCAGACGGTGATAGCAGTCAGTGGGTACCGACAAGTGTTTCATATCAGTATGACACGCAGATTGCTAATATAGAAAATCAAATCGCAACTGAAACTGCTGAACGAGCATCAGCTATTCAACAAGCAAAAACATCACTACAGTCTGAAATTACATCAGTCTCAGGTGCTGTATATACATTAGAGAGCACCTTACGTCAAGCGATTAGTGAAGCTGTCTCAGGAGTTGTTGTATCAGATCCAGATTTAAGTTCTTATAGCACTACTGTTGATTTATCGTCAGCCAGGGAAGAACTAGAACAGAAGATTAATAACTTTAAGAGTGACTTAGAACTAGAACTACTTGAGCTACAAAATAGCTTAGGTTCAGTTGATACTAGTCTAATTGCCAGCATTAATGGCAAGGCTACAGTAGAGCAGTTATCAGAAGTGTTGAGTGCTATTCCAGATACATCAAACCTACTTAGCGAACAAGCAATTGATATAAAGCTTGCTGAAATGAATCATCGATTAATTTCTAGAACAGGTGGAATTATTAATGGTCGCTTCCAAATACAGAAAGCAGATATTTCCTTAGGAGCATTAGACTTCACTCGTCAAGCTAGCGATGCGCGTAATGCTATAACAATTAAACCTTCAGACAACAGCGACAATACTATTAGTTTTGGAACTACAGATACTGAGGGTGAGGTAGCGTTTACATTTAAAGGTAATGAAGACTTCTGCTGGGTTTATGATGACACAGACAAAGTATTCTCTATTGACCGTAGTGGAGCAGCAGTTAAGAATATAGTGCTAGCAGACTTTGGTGAGAACAGTAGCGACGGACGAACTTTACATAATAAAATAGATGTAAGAGATAGACTTGTTAAGTATCAATCAGTATTTGAAGAGTTGCGTCAAAGCATTTCATTATCATCTGATTTTGATGAACTTAAATTATCACTTTTGATGGCACTAGCGAGCGTTTAAAATGGCCTTTAACTTTCCAGATCCAGCTGTATCAACAACTGCTACTAATCCAGTAACAGGTGCTCAGTATCAATGGAGAGCAGACCCAGGTAAATGGGTGCTAACTGGTGGACCAGCAGATGCACCAAACCCTCCAGTAACCATCAGTCTGCTACCACCAGAAGGCCCACAGAAAGGTGACTTGTGGATTCATGAGGAATCGCTAGTTGAATACGCTTGGGACGGCACACAGTGGTTTGAAGTCGGTAGCAGCTGCGGTGGAGGCAGTGAAGAAGAAGAGGAAGAAAATGAGATGTACCCGTTTGTTAATAGCTTCAGGCTTGTAGCACCAGACGACTTTAACGATGAACCTGGTACAGCAACAATTAGAACACCTGCTTATTTAGCAGGCGATGATTGGCACCTTTCGCCTTATATTGAAGATATTACGTTTGCTTTTTTAGATTTAAACGGCAGACGGCATGAACAAGCAGTCGAAGGAGATACCATTCACATAGCTCCAAAGACTAAAGCTGAAAACGACTCTGGATATTTATATGCAGCATTTGAAGTTACAAATGTAATGTCCAATGGACAAAAGATTTTATATGAAGGTGATTACGACAGTTCAAGAAGTACTAAATGGACAGAAGGTGATACTATTTATTACCGCATTGCTCCTGTTGAAGATGCGCCTTATCAGCCTTTCATTGGCAGATACAAACTTGTAGCACCGGACGACTTTACGGACGAGCCAGGAACAGCAACAATTAAAACAGATGCTTACGAAACCGGCGACGACACATTTCTTTCACCTGTTGTTAAAGAGTTTCATTTTGCTCTTTATGATTTAGACGGTCGTACCCATCGAGCAACTAGACAACATCAATCATTTGATGTAGCGCCAAGTGAGACTGGCACAGGTTATTTTGACAATCATACGTACACTTCATTTTTAGTCAAAGATTCTATCACGCAACTCACACATTACGTTGTGGAGCGCGATAGAGATACTATGTATAACTTTTCAGAAGGAGAAATAATTTATTATCGTCCAGATTCGAGTCATTATGTTAATAAAACAGGTGGCGACACAATGGAGGGACCACTACTAATTACTGGAAAACGCAGTGCTGAACCTGACTCAGACAAGCCTTATCACGAATCGTCAATTAAAGTCCTCAACGTTGATAACACCCAAAATAGTTCCCTAAGACTGAGGCACAATGGCACCACCAAAGTATATGTAGGTGGCGACGATATATCAATTGCCAGTGATATTAAATTTAATCGCGCTGCCGGTACAGTTATAGCAACTAATGTTCAAGATGTATTAAAGTTTGGCACTAATGAAATTTCTTATCTTGGTGAGACTATTGAAGACGAAGACCTTGTTACTAAAAAGTATGTAGATGATACTGATACTGCACTACGTCAGGACATCATTGAACTAGAGGAAGAGATTGATGCCATTGCTCCTTCAGTAGAACGTGGTGAATGGTCTTATACCAACACTGGCGTAGCATCAGTACGTGGTTCATATTCTATGAATACAGATACGTTTGATGCTGGTTTAGGAGACCCTGCAAATATCTTTGCTGCAGTAGAAAACATCGTGCTTAATGAAAGAGATCTAGATGGTACTATTCATAGTTTTGCCAACGTAGAGCCAGGACAACTATTGGAAGTATTTGAATCAGGAGATAGTGACTATGGTTTATATGAAATTATTAAAGCTGAAGCAAAGTCAGGAGGAGGGGTCAACAGCACACCTGCATATAACTATTGGTCTATTGACGTAAAACTTGTTCGTACAGGAGTTGGGGATACGGCAGAAGCTAAAGCACGGTTTAAAATCTTTAGCCCACCATCTGGTGGAACAGCTGATGGCTTTGTGTTGAAGTCTGGTGATAAAATGTCTGGTACGCTTCGGGTTCCAATCCTTCAGGGCTATAAGCCATCTGATGACAGTGATGCTTACCCCCGCATTAATCTAGATAATAATATTTATGGTGCCACCATGGAATGGGGACCTAATAGACTCCGAATAAGTTGGAATGAAACGGGTGGTAATCTTTATACTGGATATGGGAGTTCTGCTGAAGCCGCACTTAAATGGACAAGATCAAATGTAAATGATGGTAATACAAGCCAAGTTCTATACTATGGTGCTATCACAGAACCTAAGAACCTAGTTACTAAAGGATATGTTGATGATGAGATTACAGCATTACTAGCTAGAATTGAAGAACTAGAAAAAACTGCTGGCGGAAGTATGGATATAGTTCACAATCACAAGGTCCTTCTTGACTATACGACAAGTACTCCAACTAATAATAATTGTGCTGGAGCTAATAGCCTGACTCAACAACTTAGACTTGCTATTAATGGAGTTGCTCTAGCACCTCGTGGACGAA